GGCAGCAGTGCTTAACACCACCAGTGATGCGTCCTTTAGAACAGAGTCAGCTCCTGCTGCGGCACTTACCCCGCCAAGCCCCAGCGTTATGCTATATATAGCACCTGGAACAACCGATAAAGTAACAGGAACTATCGACCCAGGCGAACCACCAAGACCGCCACTTGCACAAGACTCTACCCCGTCATCAAAACCATCGTCATTACATCCCAAACCTTGCGTCGCCGCAGAACTAAATAAGCCTCCACCGCCTCCACCGCCCACCAAATTAACAGTCAGCGAATCATAGTTACTTACAAACACCCATACCCCACCAATTAACCCAACATCCTTAGAGACAGGATCACCTTCGTTATCGGCTACCTTAAAATAATGAGTGACCCCAGTAGTGGTGAAGGTGACATTATCCCCCAGAATAAATGCAGCATCTAAGACCCCAGCCTCTAGTGATCCACCAAATATACCAGTTGAACCAGTGATATTCCCACGGAAGAAACCATTATTAAAAACAGCGTCACCCGCTTTATCAATGAGCCACCCAGCATCGGAGTCAACAGCATTACTATCACTTTGAATCACATTGGCGATCTTGGCGTTAGTGATATTCGCATCGGCAATCTTTGCAGTATCAATTGCACCATCAATCAAGTGGAAATTGTCAATAACAGCATTGCCGATCATGGCGCTGACTATCGTGGCATTTTTGATCATTGCCGTGTTAATGTACATGACCCCACCCTCAATGATAAAGGGTACATTCACATTCTCACTATCGTCGGGATCAATTACGGCAAAACGATCAGCACGGATAAAGAATTCACTACCACTCACCGTAGTGATAAACGCAGGTTTATAGGGTGTAACCGTTGCAGCGTAACTATCGACAGACCCCTCGGTATGTGTCGTAACCACTAAGCCTGTAATGTCTTCAATCGTAAACTGACTACGGATATAGATAACTGCAGCAGGGTTAGGATCATACTCATGAGGTGTACCTACATACGAGACGTTAATTGTGTCACTTACAGTTAACCCAGTGACATTCTCAAGTGTGAGTGCTAACCCTTGGAACGCACCACCCACTGTGGCGTACTCACGAGTTAAGGTATCGATATTAATCGATGAGTCGGTTGTACCGGTACCAGACGCTAAGCCGAACCCAGCTACATTACCGTTGGTATCAATCTTAACGGTGTACTGCCCTTTGAGGTTACCCACCTCATCGGCATAAACCCCCATCGCGGTTTCAAGCGCTGCCGTCTGACCATCGGATTGCTCAATCTGAATCTGTTTAGCAGACTCTACAATACCTCCAGTAGTCCAAGTCCCCCCTGCAGCTTCACACGTTGTTTTATCACCATAGTCATCATCGCTACAGTAACCCAGTTTGATGGTGTTATTCGTATTAATGGCTGCTGTGATATCCCCAGGGATAGCTGCCGCTAGAGTCTCACGAGCTGTTACCTCAGCACTATCTGCGCTTGCTCGGGTTGTAGCCTCTGTAGTGATCGCAGCATGTGCAGCGGCAACTCCGGTGACTTCGTCATTAACTACAGCTTCAAGCGTTTCTCTAGCTGTAACTTCCGCAGACTCAGCAGTAATCCGCAGATCACGCTCTTCTTTAATGACACCTTCTGTCTGAGCATCACCTCTCCAGATCCCACCCATTGTTTCGCAGTGGTCGGCATCGTGTGCAGTTACATCCAATACCCCGTCAACATAACACTTAGGGTTACTCTCTCCAAACATCAAAGCGGTTAACTCCTGACGCGAAGCAACCTCTACACTCGCAGCAGCAGCATTAGCTGTAACACTAGCCTCCGCCGAAGCAATGCGCACTGCGTTAGCTCGTTGATTATCTTGCGCGTAGCTATCATCAACTATATTGGTTAAAAGACCTTCAGCTTCCTGCTCATTTTGATCAGTGAGATTATTAATTGAGATGTACGTGTCGGAGAGATTCTGAGTAATCTTCCCGTCAAGCGTGTTGTACTCTGTACCCGCTGAGGTAATGGTCTTAAACGTACTATCTACATAACTGGAAGTAGCCTTGAGTGCTATAACTCCCTTCTCTGCATCCAGCTCGGCAATTACCTCACCGAGACGAGCCTCATCAATCTGACCCATTAGAGCAGTAAGCGGCTCCCGTACAAACCCAAGGAAGGCAATAGCGAAATCGTCAGCAGCACTAGCACCTAACTGAATCTTAACTGCAGAGGCTATAGTTGTGGAGCTACACTGTACCCAAATGAGGCGGGATAACTCCGGCTCTGCAGCCCAATTTTCACTAAAGCTATTACTTGAAGGCGGGGCTGTCAGAGTCGCCACCGTTGCGTAACTCGCAGTGCTCCCTCGATCAGTCCATTTGGCGCTATCAAAACTCTCGGCTACTGAAACCGCCGTCTTGCATTTATAAACCTTACCACCCTGCGAAACGATATTCCCTACACTGTACGTAGTTGCTGCAGAGTATGCAGTGTGTCCGTCATTAGCTATTTGAACATCTCCATCCCAACCGGAGCCTGCTGTCTGCTTAATGCGGATCATCATATACGGAGTACTATCAAGATCTAGTGTTAATCCAGTCTTGATGACTCCACCCGAAGTACCCGTCACATCGACTGTGAGATCTCCGCTACTTTGAGCTACGGTCGCGCTATCACCAGTCCAGCCCTCAACCCCGCTATCGAAACCCCAATACTGACCATCAATTGAGTCGAGTGCCAGTCCTCTGATTTCAGCACTCGTTGCTTTCAATACAATATCTGCAGTATGTTGAGTGATTGTTGTCTCTGCGGTAGTAACTCGTGTATCCACCGCATCGTGTTCTGTTTGGGCCACCTTAGTAGTAATACTGGCTTCAGCAGCATTGATATCCGTTTCAGCGGTAGTGATTCGGGTATCTAATCCATCCACTTCAACTTGAGTAGCTTTGGTACTAACTGTGGCATCGGTTGCGTTGAGTTGAACTTGCACGGTGTTCAATGTACTATTGATGGAAGCAATACTCGCATCCACAGCAGTCAGGTCAATTAAACCAGTCTCAGGGTCAATTACAATCTGAGCATTACGCCATGAGTTCAAATCTTCTTGTGCTGCACGGGCCTTATCTATGGCAGCACTCGCGTCCAGTGCTGCACGGATCAGACCTTCCCCTAACTCATCTTCCTGCTCTTGGGTCTCTAGCAGCACATCTCTATGTCGATCGCTATCACTACGAACCCCAGTAGATAGATCCACTAAACCAGTACCAGAGGTGTCGATTAAATCAATACGGGCCTCAAGTGCGGTTGCTAACTCACTCTCGGTAATCTCACCCTCGAGTATGCTCAACACATAAGTAGGGTTCTCGCTGGTAGTACCTACGGCACCGTTTATACTATTAACTGCACTTTTGTAACTTGTACCATATGTTGGTACGTTATAGATCCAGTAATAATAAGTCTGCGCTGAGCCAATACTGTCAGCAAAAAGCGTTGAGTGGGATGTACCAATCATTACTGCCTCGCTAAGATCATCAGTCGCACAACGCCAGATCTCAGTATAAGCATGGTTACGATACAGCCCTCTATCCCAACTAAGTAAAACATTAGCTAAAGCCCCAGCCGCACTCAGGCCGGTGGGTTTAAATGCCCTTACAGGGTTCTCAGTGTTATTCGCAATCGCACCGCTGGGGTTAATGTTCACTATGCTACGTACACCACTACGGCGTATTTTCACATCTGCAATGCTACCGTCCTTAAGGTCTCTGAAAGTAACTACCGCGTCAAGGCCGTTACCTTTCTCACCATTGTAGACCTCAAGGGTCTCCTTTATGGTATCGAGTGTGGCTCTAACCTGCTTATCTTTGGTGTTACTAGAAGGTATACCTTTAGACATTGGCTAACTCCTGAATACTCTGAGCCAGCACAACTTCCTCTACCTCGCTCGTACCCTCAAGTTGGATCTCATAATCGGTAGCCCAATACCCTCCGGCTAACCGGAATGGATTACTATTAGCTACACCTCTCGCTGTTTTCAGCACTCCGTCTGCATAGATCTTCAAAGTTAGAGAGGTGTAATCTTTAGCCCTTACCTGTGCCCAGCTAAAATTCCCCTCAGCCGTCAGGGTGAACTTCTTGCTCTTCCAGGTGTAGGTCTTCTTGGTAGCGCTACCATTCCAAGTAACAATGTCACCATCGGTCGCATCTTCCATTAAGTATAGAAGGTCACTCTTTAAGTCAGTGTAACCAGCACTCAGATCACCCGATCCAATAGGTACTGAGGTCAAGGATTGACCCTCTTCCTTGAAAACATAAACCGTATTACCCACAACGAATAGATACTCACCCTCATACAGATAAGCATCGATATTCTCAGGGCCGAGTGTCTGCCACCAGTCACGATCGATCACACCTTCGGTCACTAAGCCTGTACCACCCGCACTCACTTTGACCAAGCCATCAGGAGAGGCGTAGATAACATACGTACCCATGTCCACAATAGAGCGTTTCGACACACACGCTTGCGCGAGATCCAACCGATCAGGAACCATATTAGCAGGGTCACTGCCGGAGACGATGTAAGGATAACCTTCGGTGGCTACAAGTAGCGAATTACCCTCAAGCGGTGCAATACCTACAATCGGATAACCAACGGTCACGTAATACTCATCAGGGTAAGCATGAGGTATATAGCGCTCTGAAAAGTAAAGTCTGTTATCGACAAATCCAGCTAACGAGCCATTGGGTAAAGCGATCAAGCCAGTCATATCAGCCGGTGGCGGTAACCAACTCAGTGATGGTATAACTTCACCTAGATCCTTATCTTCAACCGTATCCACATATGTTGTAGTGGCTAAATCCACCTCACCTACGTACTGGTAATCTGTACCAGAAGAACCAGTAAGGGTACGATAGATACGTTTACGAATTCCATATGCTGTTTTGTCCCAAGTAGCTGAATCGATATGTGTCGCGGCAGCCGAACCTGCTGTTGTATTTAGAGTAAATGTATTGTCATCAACTTTAGTGACTTTGAATTTGTCACCCTCGTCGATACCCAGAATTGCGTAATTTTGAGTGAACTCAATCTGCTCACCTGTAACTAAACCGTGAGCCACATCAGTACAGGTGTGTACAACGCCCACAGCTTCAACAATCTGAGTAATCGTACCCGAGCCACTGCTTGCATCAGTATGACCATAGGGGTAATCAGTGGTGAGGTTACTGATAGTAACCTGATGCCCATCAGCCACATCAATGATGCCAGATACATTCGAGGGTGGTCCCTCCTCACCGTAACGGGTTACGAAGGTATAGACATACCTGCGAGAGAACTCATCTTCATTATCGTAAGCGAGAGTGTAAGTTACATCATCTGTGTGTGTTTGGGTGGTGGTGCCAGTGGTACCATCTAGTGTGAAGTTACTAGAATCCACCTTCGTGACGTAATAAGTCTCATTAGTAATCAAGAGCGGAGAGTAACTAGCTATGGTAATCTTGTCGCCGGTAATCAACCCGTGGTTAGGATCAACTACTTTATGTGCGGCACCATTAATTTCTTCAACGTCGGTGCCCACCTGATTAAGAGTATCTTCTGTAACAATGGGGGATGACCCAGGCTTGGCTACACCCAAACGGTGGCTAATTTCAGGGTAATTCGTGCCACCTGACGCAATCAGCTCATTAGTTGTGAAACGTGGATAGCCATTGTAACCAGTGAAATAGATCCGCTGGTCCTGATCATCAACTACTGGCGATCTAACCACGTCAACATCCTCTACCCAGGTACACCAGTAGGTATCCTCATAATTGAAGATAGTCTGCTTTGTGCCTGATTTAGTTGGTGTTGTTACCGTAGCACTTAGCTCTTTATATGGACGCAGATTACCGTTATCCAGACGACAATTGGTGCTTGTCTGAGCATGGGTATCAGGCAGAGATCGTTCCGGAATACTTGGAGCTATGCCCTTAAATTCAGTAAGGCGAATGACAGCCATTAGAGACCGCCATATTTAACAACAGTGGGTCTTTTCCCATTCAATCCACTGCTCGCCTTTCGTAACTCATCCTCATAAAGTTCTTTATAATAGAGGGCTAACGCTGGGTCACTCCACTCTTTTTTAGGAATAGTGAGCAGCTTAACCAGGGCACCATACTCAAACGCCTGATTCCACTCATCGTAAACATCGTCATCAATACTGGTCGCCGCCAGAGTAGGTTTGAGCTCCAACCGCACACTGACTGCTTTCACTGCGTTAGGAATCGGAAACAATGACAACTCACTCTTGGTTAACTGAGTGTACGCAGTAGGTGTACCTTCTCTGGTCTCCCACTCCTCATCGTCCGCTTGTAACCCACGCTCCCCGTATTGTAGTAACTCGTTATCGTTATACGTCACCCAAAGAATATTACTCACCTGGGTACCCGCAGGTGTGCTCAGCACATAATCTCGGGTACTCGCCACAGTATTGAAGTCGCTCAACGTAGCTCGGTATACTCCATGTTTAGAGCAAAAGTCTCGCGCGGTACGAGCAATCGCACCCTCGATACTTACATCTGGACATGAAGGTAGCGACGGACGCAACCTTGAGGTGAGATCAGAATAATCGGCCACAATTACACTACCTAAGCGTTAGGTGACGTGATATCTGCTACTTGTTGTCTAATACCTAGCGACTCATAAAAAGAGTTACGGAACTGCTGAGCACGTGACTCGTTAGCTGTGTAATCTGCCTCTTTACTGAACGCACGATAGACTACGTAATCTACAAGGGGAGTCAGATAGATATCATCTAAAGTTAAGGTATCGGTGAGTGCTGTAACTTCAGCAGGTGCTGCGGAGCAAAGCACTTCTAAACGTGTATCAGTTCCCGCATTAGGGTAAATGTAGAACACTTTCGGATTGCGATCATCAAATGTATAACTATCGATATCGTCGGTGCTCTTGGCTGCAGTACGGTGCCACTCTGGGATCTGATCGTCCAGTATACTGCGATCAATCCGTCGGATTGATTTACCTGTACCAGCGGACGCAGTATGCGTATTACGAATTACATCTAGTACACGGAGGGCAGTGCCGGACACATCAGGAGAGGTGACCTCTATACTCAGATCCTGCTTTGATCCTGCAGTAGATGGAGTAAGTGTTACCGTTTTTGGATTAGCATCAGGTTTGAGTTGCACAACCTCACGTTGCGCATCTGTAATCCAACGCATCATCTCTACTTCGGTCCATTTGATCGAATCTGAATCTTGTAGGATATCTCTCACACGATCATCTATATTTTGTGCAGTAGCCATCTGTTACTCTCCGTCCAACATATGTTCCCAGACCGTATCCCTCTCTTGGGGAGTGATATCAATCTGGATAATTTTCTCGATGGCGCGAATATGTGGTTTCCCATTCACACCGAAAGCCTTACCGTCACCAGCGTCCATTATTCGGTTAATGGCATCACGGATTTTAGCGTCGTTATCCATTAGTGCTGTCGCTGCTGGGGTTTTAGGTGCCACTACTTCTGGAGAATCTGTAATCTCCGATACAATCAAGGCACCTGCCTCAACTGCTGCTTGTTTGAAACTAGACGAGATGGTCGCCATAGTATTGGGTTGGAGTGTTATTGACCCCGTCCCATCTTCGAGCGTAACCGCTCGATTGATTCGAACCCGTAACATAACCGCTCCTTATTAAAAATACCCTCTCTCCCTAGGGAGAAAGAGAGGGCACCACTTCCGCATCACCCAATGAGGAATCTTTACTCCTGCACTTCGCAGGCACGACCGTCGATGATGTACTCAACCACTAGAGTAGCTGCACCGGCAGTAGCTGCTGTACCAACTGCAGTCCACGTAACATCTACCGTGTCCTTAGCAGTGTACTCAGTCCACTGTGCGGCAACATCAAAAAGTACTGTTTGTGCAGTACTGCCATTGTCAGCGCCACCCGCAACAAACTTATCTGCATCTGCACCGTCACCAATCTCCAAGAGATCGGTAGTACCAGAGTTGAACGCAGTAGTAATGTTGAGATAACCACCAATGACAATTGCACCTGGAGGAAGATCAATGGCTTCAATTGCGGAACCTGAAGTCAGGTCGGCGTAAGTGAAGTCAACATTTGCAATAAGCGGAGTCTGACGACCCGCAGCCTTAGTAATAGCCATTTCTAAACTCCTTAAATAGCAGTATCGAGAGTGATGATGCCATGATCTTCGACACCATTATCAATATTGGAATGGAACTGAGGCTTCAGCAGACCAAAGATCTTACTGGTAGAGATACCAGTCTGATTCTCATAGTCATACTTCTCCTCGTCCCACGTAGCATCATTAATATCCGCCATCGCCAGAGCCTGAGCACCGCAGAACAGTACACGCTGACCAGCAACAGTACCGAATGTAGTATCCATGCCAGTACCATCCAGATCACCAACAGTAGTAGCAAGCTGAGGAACATGGCGATACTCGTGAATCCACAGACCATCGACCAGTACAGAACTTGTACCCGCAAACAGCTCATTCTTGGAGCCACGAACACCTGCATTGCGGACGTTAGAGATATAATCGCTATCCATCTTCAGTGCAGCCATACCCTGAGGACTCATGAACACATGATAAACCTCTTCACCACCACCGCTCTTAATACCACGAACGTACTTGTCTTTAGCAAAAGCCTTAGCTTCAACCAACATCTTATAAGATGGAGTATCTGCAGCAGCCAGAGCCGTACCAGTAGCAACCAGACCGTTAGTAGCATCCCAGCGCATACCACGATTAGTGGACGGGGCGACTACATCTGATGCGAACTCCAACTGATTAAGGTTAGAGCCAGTACGTGCAACACCACGGTTAGTGTACCCATAAGGGATACCAGCCATTGTGAGGAATGCCAACTGATCGAGACGCTCACTCATCCAGTAACCCAACTGGTCGCGTCCATTCTCACGGAACTTAACGACTGTCTTCTGATCACTCATGCGACCGTGATTACGCACAGCATGACGGAGCTGATCAATAGTGATTGTCTGCGCACGATTCTGCAGCGCCTCTTCGTTCCCTTCCAGTGTGTTGTCTCCAACTACACCATCATTGGTCAGATCATTCAGCAACTGAATAACTGCTTTATCACCCTTCTCGGTCTTGGTCAGTTCCTTAATGTTCTGAACGAGAGCGTTAGAACCAGAACCGGCAAACTTGTTAATGAATGAATTATTACGCGCAACCTTCCACAGATCACGGGACCACACCTTCTTCTGAGCATCGCTCAAACCGGCAAAATTAGTAAGCGCCATTTCGCTTCTCCTGAAAAATATTAAAAACAACAGAGCAATTTAGCTCTGCTAATACTTCTCAGGATGGCGGCTCCTACTGATCACTTGTTTAACGCCCTTAAGGTATCCCGTCAGATCTAACGGGGATTGCTTAGGCAATCGGTCTCCAGAGGCTCGACTCCGGTGCTTGCGAGATTGGGTACTACATTAATAGCTCAATATTAGCATTGCTAATACGTGTGTCAACACTTATTTTAATTTAAGCAACGTAATCTCCACGTAGGTCGTGATATGTCTCCGGCTCCTTGTCGATCATAGAATCGAACTGCGAATCTGTGAGCTTAGAGATATCGACCACTACCCCTTTCCCATCAGAGGACCCAGAAATTCCACCGGCTTTGGGTGGCTGTTTATTAGACGCGGCCACCTTCTCTTTAACCTGGGTCTGTTCAACTTTAGGTTGGACTGGTTCAACCGCAGTCGTAGGTTCACCCAACGAAGTCTCACTCTCCAACAACTCAGGGTGGAATGCGCGGATAGCCGCATCCGCTGCCTTACCTAACGCATCCGAGCGGGTATAACCCGCAGACAGGTAGCCCTGCATGATAATATTAGTCTGCTCTACAAAAGCATTGTTGTAATCGGCACTCTCTGGATTGTAGATATCGTAGGTGTCAATCATACCAGCGACAGATGTATCGAACTCACGCTGCTCTTTAGCCTGGGCCAGCGTATAACCTGTGACCTGAGTCTGTTCGAACTGGTACTGCTCACGTTCAGCATTACGGATCTCACCGCGTAACTGTTTTGCTTTAGTTTTATCTCCATCCAGAACAGCATCCATGTACTGCTCTTCTTTGGACTCAAAATCAAACTCAGGGGCATTTGGTTTGTTTTCTTCAGCATGTTGTTTAGCAACTTGCGCTTCCAGTATGCGATTCTTCTCAATGAGCACGTCCATACGATCTTTCGGGATCATATTTTCATCTGTACGTGTAGCGGGTGCTACTGCTGTCTCTGACTCCGACGCTGTCTCAGTCTCAGTAGCAGTCTCGGATTCCGCACTCGTTGTCTCTAGTACGGTCTCGGTCTCGGTCTCGGTCTCAGCTTCAGTGACTTCAGGCTCGGAGGTATCAGTTTCAACTGGTGTAGACTCTTCCTCAACCTCAGTATTAGGGATAAAGTCTCCACGGTCTTCCTCAGTGGTGTCGTCAACGGGGGTTTCTACAGGTTCCATAATGTACTCCTTAATGGGTGATGGTGTTTGGTTTAGGTTTGAGTGATTCCAACGCTATCTTGGTCTGACTATCATGCTGCGCTTTACGCAGGTTAGTTTCGCCATGAATATGGGCCAACTTCACCTTATTAGCTCGTTCTTCGCGCTTGTTAAGTAAATCCTGCTCCAGTTTACGGATCTCAAGATTGATATCGTCACCGTCTGATGTGAAGTCTTGAGCTTTAGCGGTACTTAACAGTGCCTGCGCTTTCTTGTTCTCAAGGTCAGCCTCGCTGTTAGCAATCTCCAGTTCAACCTGACGCATCTGTATCTGCTGCATCTGCTGCGCTAACTGCTGCTGCTCCTCACTCGGGGTGCCTTGACCTGTCATCTCACGCACACGTTCAGCTAACTCACGTTTACGTGACAGATGTGAATACTCAATAACTGCGTCATCAGGAACCGCTACGCCTACGTTACGCAGGTTAAGCGCTTCTGCAAATTGGGACTCATCGAAGGTGTCTCTTGCAGGCTGTGTACTGATAACCACGTCGTACTCACCTACTGTGACGTTGTTACGAACCTCACCTGTTAGCGGATCAGGCACGTTGATGCCGATCATCTCGCCCTTCTCCTCAGGTCGAGCCATGTTCCCTTGTGTAATCTGAATGACACGGTGCTCAGTGTAGAAATTCTTAATTAAAGAGTGCATACGCCGAGCTAAAATGTGACGAGTTCGCGCCAAATTATCTAAAGGTGTCTGAATCTGTACTGCACCGCGTTGAGTCTTAGCCTGTAACGCAACTCCCGATACCTCAGCACTCTCCTGACCCAACATGGCGTCAGAAATACCGCTTATTTCCTTAATATTATTAGCCGCTTTCATGCTAATACGGTCTAAACCGGTCGGAATCTGGTTAGGTTGACGTTTTAGCGGAGGCGTAGACGATTTAGCGTACTCGATCACCAAACCCGTCTCAGCACCCCTCTGTTCTAACTCCTCAACCGTCATATTAGTTAACGAACCCTGCTCCACGTCGTAACCGGAGTTAGATGTGGTGTTAACAATGTGCAGTTCTTGGGAACTGACCTTATTTAGCTGCTCCTGGGGGGATAGTAAATTCCGCACCATGCCAAACGGCTTACCACGACGGAAAAATGGAAAATACGGGATAATTGTAAAGTCGTCGTAGATAGACCAGTCATCATGGAGCAAAATATGGTCACAAGAGACCGTCCAACGCACCTTTTTCTCTGGCTTACGCTTAATTAACAACCCGTTGGTATCTGCGAACAACTTTAGTCGCTTAGGATCTGCACCGTCAGGTGCTCGCCGCTCATATGAGGTCTCCGGATCAACAAGATACTCCACTATTTTAATTTTACGACTCTGACGTTCGATTATTCGCACATTACGTATCGTGCGCTCGTCACCTGAGTCCGAATCAGTCTCAAAATCCCCAGGTGTACCGAAATTCTGCTCACCAAACAAGATAGAGTCATCCCCGAACTCAGATCGAGTCGCTGCCACGTTACGTAAGTCCCGTGCCGCCTTCTTACCGTAAGTTAATTCAACCTCATCGAGACTCAACCAACGTGAAATAGTCACCTCATTCCATGTTTTGGGGTCATACTCCTTAGCGTCAGGATCAAGCACCACATCTAACGGATCTAACGCTATAATCTCGATCTCGCCCTCAACCTTATCGTCGAAATTCATACGAATCTCGTAAAACCCTCGATCTTGGATCAAACCATCTGCGAAAACCTGACTCTCTGCCCAATCAAGCTGATTGTCATCACTAATTTGCATCGCCAGCTTAGTAAGGGTATCTGCCACGTCCTGTGTAGCGTCCCGTCGTGGTTTGAACACAATCTCACCGCGCGTACGACTCTGCTCACCTAAAACAGTGTTAACTGTAGTCAACACCGTGTTAATGGTGAGCGTTGGACGACCTTGTGCGTCCAATTTGTCTTTATCCGCCTGATCCCACTGCTCACCACGGTAAAAGTCGTCACATTTACGTGCGATCTCTACCCAATCTAAGTGACCTGCGTCTCTTGCGCGAACGTAACGACGGAAATTGTGATCCGCTACCCGTCTGGAGTCTTCGATGGCTTTACTCATAAGATAAGAATATTAGCACCGCTAATACAGTTGGGCAAATAAATATCCATCTAGTCTTCCCTCGTTTTTAAATTACGCCCTTAACCATGCCCACTCGTCCTCGTCATCACGAGCAATCTCGTCGTCGGTGCGAACACGTACACGCGACCCATCACCGGCAGTAACTACATGACCGTTACCATAGGTGAGATAAGAACCAGATTGTGTTGGCGTTGCGCCTAACTGCTGCTGCTGTAGTTGTGGCTGCTGCTGCTGTTGTTGTGGTTGTGGTTGTGGTTGTGGCTGTGGCTGTGGCTGTAGCTGTGGCTGTGGCTGTGGCTGTGGAGGTACACCTAACTGCCCTGATGGTCGTGGGTCAGCTACGTTAATATCCTGAGGCCGTACTGCGGTAGGGGTTACTCCACTCGCCCCTAATCCAGCAGCCGCCTCAATTTGCTCACCCATTGGACGATTGTCAACACCCAGCCGCTCACTCTGGCCCTGGATTCTACGTCCGAGGCGTAAGGCTCGTTCACGTTCTAAATCCAATGTGTACGTTGATGGGTTACGCTCTATGTAAGTTGCTAGGGGTTGGGCTACGACATACTCAGGATCAATTAACGGAGTGGTAGGATTCATCGGTGCCTCACCTGTCGATGGCCCTACACCAGCAGAGATCATATCCGCCTGTGCCACACCAGGATGGTGCTGCATTGCGACCTCTTCCGCACGTGGTAGTAACCATGCGTCCATATCAACACCTGGGAATGGTTCAGTTAGACCTACCGACTCAGCGCGTATCGCTGGGTTAAACGACTCCGCTTGTGGTGCAGTATTATCAGCACGGATGTGTGTCGGTTGACCTAATGAATTAGCGGCTGCCCGTCGGGGCCCAAGATCCAGCATGAGTTCCTTGTTCTGCCGCAACGGATGCCCAGGATTACCCTGCACACTGTCCTCGTCAGTCACTGCGGTATTACCACCCAACTTCTGAGCCAGCATCTGCGCCTGATAGACATCTTCTACTAATTTATACTCGTTGGTATCTCTATTCCACACTATGTACATATTTTAATCCTTTACTTAACCAGTCCAACTCGTTTACCAAGCTCCGAATGTATTGAATACTCCTCCCTTATCGCCTTAATACCCTGTTCTATCTTATTGAGCTCCATCCCCGCCTCTCTGGCTTCCTCGGCATTGCCACTATGCAAGGGTCTTTGTCGCCATTCCTCTAGTATATTTGCCTTCATGGCTTCCCCTTTATCTAGCGTGCCCCTCAACTGCGCCTGTCTCGCCTGCCACATCTCATCCCCCTGTGCGGTAGCAAACGCGCGAGCTCTCTCACGGCGATAGGCATTGATATTTGGATCGTTACGCATGAGATTCTTCATCTCCTCCTTCAAATTCCGCAGACCGTTGGCGTTAGCGTCTCGCGCCTCCTCTAAACTTGGAGACCAACCTTGGCCATCAAACGAAGGATGTAGTTCATGTGTGTATAACTCCATCGAGCTGTACTGGTTGTTCAACTTCTCGTATTTAGCCTGATTTTCTGGGGTCATACGTGGGAAATCCCCTTGTCTTGCTTTACTAAAAGCCACATCCAAATCGGCGTTCAGTTTTTCGAACTCAGCCTTCTGCGCCGTGGACATCTTCCCCTGGTCCCTAATATGGGTCAACTCGTCATAGCGCGTTACCTTCTCTTTACCGAGATACGAGGCGATATCATAGTCACCATTGAAATTATCCACCTTGGTGTAATATTTGGGATTTCCGCTCCGTTCTCGTAAAAACGCAGTCTCACTAGGGCGGGCGCCATGCGCCAAGTCGGCATCATATGTCGTATCAACCAGACCATCCCACCGATTCCCATTTTTACTGGCCACCCTTACCACATCGTCCGCCTTACTGACCACGGGCGCTACCTCACCTAAAGCACGCATAGTAGCAATGGGTACGGTTGCCGCAGCAGCGGCCTTACCTGCGGAACCAAGAAACTCACGACGTGATGGGTTATGGGTCGAGTTAACAACCTTACCAACCGTGTCCCCTACCTTTTTACCAGTACCAATCACGCCCTGTGCGTAAGAGATAGGTCCCGGGATACCCGCACCCAACTGAGTCACCATCCCGATGTTACGCAAACGAATATCAGCGCGGTCACTCAAATCGTTAGGTCTCGGGCGATCGTCCCAACCTATCATACGACCCAACCCTTGGGATGATGCCTCAAACAGGGGCATCTCAAGTGTCTGATTTCGCACCATATGAGGGATGTCGGCAATAATCGCTGGGGATGTAATCCCCTCCGCTACCCCCAATTGTGCACGGTCCATTAGATAATCAGGGATATCTAAATATTTCTGAGCCATCCATTCCCAGTCGCTTACAGCTTTCGCCTCACCTAACCTACCTGCCATTTCTTCACCCTCATGCTGACATCGCACTCTTACATTTATCGCCCATCGTATAACGGGTCAACTGGTCTCGCCAACTGGCCTGCTTCTTATGCGTAGCGATATGTGGCGACTGTAACTCCTCAAGGTGGATGCCTAAATACGCCAGCACGTCCACCACGTCATCATTTTTACCGAAGGGGAACTGTAACAGCTGAGTGGTTAAATAGTCCAACCAATGCGCCTCGCGTGGGAAATAGACCTTACCTTGAGCCATACGTCCCTGTAAGGATCTAGCCCTTAACGACTTATCACGTCGCCCAGGTAGCATCTCCTGTACGTGCATACTGAACTGCTTACGCTCTCGGATACGCTTGTTAAGGAATGGACCAATTGCCATCTGCATATGAGTGCGCTCGATAAGAGTAGAGGCCGGTTTATACTGCTCATGCACGTCGATCATGCGCTCCACAATCTCCATCGCATCCCAGCGACCATACATGATATCCAGTAAGTACCAGTCCTCTGACTTATCGATACCTACCACCGCACAAGCTGTGTAGTCGTTGGTCTCTTTTTGACCTAATGCTAAGTCCCAACTCGCATAAATTGTAAGTGGAGACGGTAACGGGTGTGTGTTCTTATCGTAATATTTGAAATAGTGACGTTGGAAGTAAGCACCCTCGTCTGCAGTCGGTTTCTGCTGATACAATGCCGACCATGTACTCTCATTACCTGGAGCATTCTTAATTGCGTTCAACTGTTTCAAGTCATAGCGCTCAGGGTGTAACGCCTCACCCTGTTTACGATAATCCTCATCCTCAATAGCAATCGCAGGATACTCCACCACTTCCCACAGAGGTATATCGATACCTGCTTTAATTGCGTCCTCCTGCTGTAACCGTAGTCGCCCCGACAAATCGTCATGGTGCCAGCGTGTTTGAATAACCAGACAACCACCACCAGGTGCCAAACGAGTATACGCTGTGCTATTCCACCAGTTCCACGTACTCTCCCGATTGGTCTCACTAACCGCGTCCTCCCAGTTACGCACAGGGTCGTCCACGATCAATAAGTGAGAACCGCGACCTGTAATACCACCACCTACACCGGCAGCTAAGAATCCGCCATTACGGGTGGTGAGCCAATTCTCAACAGACTGACTGTCCTTATGCAACCGAGTCCCTTTAAACACATTCTGGTAACTTTGCTCTCGTAACAACTCACGGATCTTACGAGAAAATGTCATAGACAATGATGCACTGTAGGAACAGGCTATCACCTCCATCTCTGGGTGATTACCTAAGAACCAAGCGGGGAACATAGTCGATGCAAGGAGGCTCTTACCGTGACGAGGTGGGACTGCGATCATCAATCGAGGGGATTTTTTATCAATGATATCCCGCGCGAACTGTTCTAACCTCTGGCATATGTCTTTGTGCACCCAACCAGGGAGATAGTCAGGCTGCATTCGCATAACAAACGGTAACAATCTACGTCGTGCGAGTACCCGACGAACTAACTCCTGTTCCTGAAGCTCTTTTTGAGAAACAGTAGCGGTTTTAGCCACCTTGCATTTCGTACAGTACTCATCCGTATCAGGTATTACTTTCCCACAGTCTGCGGCGCTACACAGTTTCATTAGTGATGAGCATCAACGTTGTCATCAGATTCAGGTGTCAGTGTTAACTCATTACCACCGGACATCGCCAACAACTCATCATCACTCAAGGTCTCTAACTGCTCCACTTTAGTGTAATTGGCGTTAATGTTTACTGTCTTTTCTGGCTCATACACGCCGTGCATCTTCCCTATCTCTCGGATAGCTGTTATCTCTTCAGTAGCAGTAGCAGACTTACGATGTGCATCGAACAACATATTTGTTAGCAGACCTCGCGAGATCTTCACATGCACCTCATTCTCCATCTGATAAAAATCAAGATGGGTTGCTATATCTACATCTTTCAACCATTTGGCACCCATATGCCTACTGATGCCTGCCGACTGACAAGCTAGAGCGGTATTAAATGTATGTGCGAACGTATGAACGAACGCCTGCTGTTGGCGCGTAATAGTAGGCAATCCATGAATATACCGATCGTTATCCATCAATCTTATGGTCGTTGGGTCCATACCTATATATTAGCTACGCTAATACTTTATGTCAATTTCTAACCGGCAAATATTTTGGCAAATATTTTTGGTAAATATTTTGGCAAATATTTTTGGTAAATATTTTTGGTAAATATTTTGGCAAATATTTTGGACTTTGGACGCTTGTCTGTCCATACCGGTGCAGAAGACAAGAGGGGGTGATCCCGATTCGAAACAGCAAAAGCGCTTGCGTTTTTCAATATATCGATATGGGACCCTAGTTCATCGCGGGTCTTGAAGGACACAAGCGCTTTTGCTGTTTCTAATTGGATCACCCCCTCTTGTCTTCTGCACTGGTCAGCAAAGTGATTCACGTTCATACATCTGTTTATCTTCCTAGTTTGGCTGTGTTGGGTGTATTAGGCGTTTTGCTTAGTACATTAAACGAAATAGGAGAAGTAGAATGAGAAACATCATGGAAATAGCAGAAGAGTTCGCTCCGACGCATCTAGTAGCAATCGAGGTTATGAGCCATTCTCGGTTGTATCAAGACCCATTGCATTTTTGGATGGGTGAGGAGTTCGAACTAAGTGAAGAGCACTACGATGACTTGGTTTTCAACATCGAAGAAGGAAAACGTCGTAATGATGGTTTCCAGGTATATTCATCCATCTCATTAAACGGAGCAGTAAAATGAACAAGTACGTCACGAAGGATTTAATCACTGCACAGGTTGTTAAAGAAACAGGCTGGAGCTTGTTGAGATCAGCATACATGAATTGCTGGGGAGCGTGTAACTCTCTGGCCGCAAAGGAGATCGATACTGCAGACGGCGGTATTGATGCTTACGAGCGCGCGGAGAATGAGGAGGTAATGAGAAAGCAAGATAAAGAGTTCTCATTCGCGACCGGGCTTGAAACCCAAGTCGATCCTATAGTCACAGCCCGCCAATGGATGGGAGTGATAGAGGTCCTGTACCCACTGATGGACGCAAAGGATCGCTTACATCCATCGGACTTCTTAAAGGAACGGCTTAATGAAAAGCCCGAGTTCGAGATGTCTACGCCAGACATTGAGATGCGGATGAACGCCACGGGGTTATCTCAAGCGGAAATACTCGCTAAGTTCAGGGAAAACTCCTTAGTGGCTTGGAATAAGCAGTCTGCGCAACGGGAACGGGCTGCAGATATCTTTAAAGTCATAGGCGCGGTCGATGATGCACCTCAAGCGCTAATTGAAAAAATAGAGCAGTTCGCTACTAAGCGAGCAAAACAAGCATCATCGGACAACATGGTAGAGCGAGGCAATGAAAGCCTGGCGAATATCGCGTTGATTAAGCAGGAGCTCGCGGAGGCGGAAGCGATTATAACCCACTAAGTTAATAGGAGTACCGACTAACCCTCGGCGTCAATTGGCGTCGGGGGTTTTTTTATGTCAGCGACCTAACGCCTAAAAGCGAGGCACAATGCGGCTACAGCGAGGCACAATGCGGCTACAGCGAGGCACAATGCGGCTACAGCGAGGCACAATGCGGCTACAGCAAGTGCCTGGGGTATGTACTCCGCAACAAGCGTTCGTGGCTAACTAGGCTTTCACAACAGCTATCTACTTACGTCCCCTTTCTTATGTACCAGCGACCTAGAATCAACGAATAGAGGCAATCACCGCAAAAAGCAAGTGCCTGGGGTATGTACTCCGCAATAAGCGTTCGTGGCTAACTAGGCTTTCGCAACAGCTATCTACTTACGTCCCCTTTCTTATGCGTTAGTAAGTGATCCCTGTTCATCCGTCTGAGTATCAGTCATGTTCAGCTGAGCTTGGTGGGGTACTAGTGGTTACTTAGTACATCAAACTAACGAAGATAGGAGAAGTGGAATGAAAAATATCATGGAAATAGCCGACGAGTTCGCTCCGACGCATCTAATAGCAATCGAAGTAATGAGTCAATGTCGGTTGTATCAAGACCCACTACAGTTTTGGATGGGAGAGGAGTTCGAAGCAACTGAAGACCACTACAACGACGTGGTTTTCAATATTGAAGAAGGAAAACGTCGTAATGATGGTTTCCAGGTGTATTCAGCAATTTAACTAAACGGAGTAAGACAATGAGTAAATATACAACCAAAAACCTCATCACTGAACAAGTGGTTAAGGAAACAGGGTGGAGTCTGTTGCGTTCGGCGTACATGAATTGTTGGGGGGCGTGTAGCTCCCTAGCGACAAAGGAGATCGATACTACAGACGGTGGGATCGATGCGTATAACAAAGCAGAAGACGAAGAAATAATGCGAACCCAAGACAAGGAATTCTCATTCGCAACGGGACTTGAATCACAAGTGGACCCCATAATCGCAGCCCGCCAATGGATGGGAGTGGTAGAGACGCTATATCCGATGATGGACGCAAAGGATCGATTGCATCCCAGAGAGTTTATCCAAGAACGGCTTAATGAAAAACCCGACTTCGAGATGTCTGAAGCGGACATTGCGGTGAGGATGAGCGCCACTGGGTTAACGAAGGAGGAAATACTCTCTAAGTTTAAGGAGAACTCATTGATTGCTTGGAATAAGCAGTCTGCACAACGGGAACGTGCTGCAGAGATCTTTAAGACCATAGGAGCAGTGGAGGATGCACCTCAAGCTCTAATCGAAAAAATAGAGCAATTTGCTGCGAAGAGAGCAAAACAGGCCGCAACTGACAACATGGTAGAGCGGGGTAATGAAAGCCTGGCAAACATCGCGTTGATTAAACAGGAGCTCGCTGCGGCAGAAGAAGCAATCGTCACCCACTAAAGGGAATAAGTTATGATTTGTAAAGAATGCGGCTCAGAGATGTTAGGTGATGGGTATTCAGAGGTTATACATTGTGAGTATGCTAGTGAGGATACCTACATGTATGTAGAACCTGATGCTGATCCAATCTATTGTGTATTAGATGAGGAGATAAATTATGATTAAGTTAAATGATGTATCTGTAGGTACTGAAGGAGAAAGTCGGATGAAAACAATCGAAGTAACTAATGACGAGTGGGAAGCGATTACCTTATTCCGAGCTACAAAACAGGCTGTTGAGAAACTGGAAGAGATTCACATTGAAACTAAATTGGTTGGGGGCCAACACACTTATGATGAGGCTCTGAAGCTGCAAGATGATGGTTGGCGGCTGCCTACTATCTTTGAGCTGATTCTTATTCAGAAACAAGCTGAGCTAGGTGACGATAATCGTGAGGGTGCGTATTGGTCTTCGTCGCCGGATGCCAGCAGTTCGAATGGCGCGTGGAATGTCAATTTCTACTATGGCAACGACGCCAGTCACAATGAGAACTACGGCAGATATGTTCGTCTCGTGCGCGGCGGACAGGATTTTGACCATCTGCGTTCCGTAAGTCGAGAGGAAGTGGAGGTATTTAAAAAGACAGGCACCCTCCCCTCCTGGCACCCACCTCTTGATAAAAGCATGGCGATTGAGCCTCCTAAACCAACCCTATACTCGGGCTACACAGAGGAGCAGATTCAGATAATTATTGATGGTGGGTATTTGGTGACAGGAAGTGTACATCCTGATTCAACTGAATGCTCTTGG